AATAATGACATATACAGTCGGCTAATCGTCTAATGGGAGATGTAAAATGACAATATTCGGGCATTCCAACGAGATCATGTGATTCAATATTGGACATATAGTCGGCTCGAATCCCATTAGTAATAATTTCTTGTAGTAATTGTTCACCAGAGATTTCATTATAAACGGTTTGTAGCCACTCGTTAGCAACACATGTTCTAAAAATCCCGGTATTAAGATTAATTTTCAAATATTCACCTACAAAAGAGTTAGCAAAAATAGCAAATTCGGCAATCATTTGTTTCATCAATTGTTCTTGTTTTGTATCTTGATATAAATATACATCATCTTCAGTATAGATAGGATATGCAGTGGATACATCATTTAGTTTGACCCCTTTAGTTTTAATAGCTCTATTCTGCTTTAACGCTTCGCTAATTTTCAATCCCGTGTGAATCGCAAAAATATCATTATAAATAATCGCAGCTTGATTATATGAAAAAGCGTTATCTTTTTTCACAAATATATTTGTGAAAAGTAATTTAATTTCATTAATAGGTTGATATGTAGTAGGATTAATTTCAGTAAATACTGTAATAGCATTTTTAACATCGCCCGGTAGTGACCCTAATAAACTAGATTTTTCTAAAACTGCCGATGGCATCATATGAATAGGTGGACGATTAGATGGATATTTCGTAGTAGTTCTATTAACAATATCATTCCATAAGTTTGAATTTAAATCGATATATTCAGTAGGATCAGCAATGTGAATAGCAAAAAATAATTTATCATTTTCGGTGTATATAGAAAATGCATCATCTGCATCTTTACACCCAATAGGATCAATACTGTATGTAGGATAGGATGTCATATCAATTCGTTGGTTCGTATTAATAGAATAAGAATGAGAACAAGATATATTATTGGTAAGGTTATTATCATATAAAACATCTCGTTTCATTCCATATTTTGGTTCAACTATTTTGGAGTAGTTATTTTCATATAAAAAATGATTCATAATATATAAGTAATAAAAATAATATTTATATAGGTAACATAGTAACATAATATTATGTTTTTGTGCACTTGGTCCTGGCAATATAGAACCTATTTTTATAAGTTTTTTTTAATCTAATAATGTAATTGGATACAGTGTCTCTAGATATATTGGTATTCGGTTCGATCTTCATATCACATCGAATAGCGTTGGCAATAATAGTTTGATATTCTTCACAAAATAGTGAAAATGCATTGGCAGGTGAAATTAATGATACACCAGACTTAGACCTATTTTGACTAATTTGCATATTAATTTGCGAGTCAATAATATCTAATAAAGGTGAATAAATTCCTTCATATTTTTTACGTTCAACCGGTTTACAGTATATTTGTGATTTATTACGAAGATAATACCTAGCACTAATGTACATTTTTTCAGTAACATTTCGATTAAAACCGAGTGTAGTAAGTCGATTAGTTTCATTTTGAACAAGGGAATTGTTATCAATTAGCCAAATTTTCCATGCATCTTTAAATTCATTACGTGTATCGTGTTGATGAAGTTTAGAAAATGCCAAAAGTTCGTCAGTGACTGGTTGTGAAAACTTAAAACGAAATGTTTTCATATTCATTGGTTTGTCTGCCATATTGTTCTAACTATTTGAAAAATTATATTATTATTTATATTACTTATTGTGTAGCAATAAATCAATTTTTCAGGAAACCTATATAATATACAAATAATATTAATATAATGAATAGATATAAAGATATATAGATGTATTATAGTGGGCGAAAGCCCAGTTGTATATTTGTAAATATAAATAAAATATAATCCAAAAAATAAAAACCAAATAAAAAATAAAAAAAAATAAAAAATAATAAAAAATAATAAAAAATAATAAAAATTGTGTATGAGAGTGTATTACAGCACGGATGTCCGAGTGGTCTAAGGAGCCAGACTTAAGACCTGGTAGCATAAGCTGCGTGGGTTCGAACCCCACTTCGTGCAAAATCCCTATATTGGGAATCTCCGGGTTTAGCTCAGTTGGTAGAGCAATCGACTGTAGTGGTATAATTTATAGTAATCGATAGGTCGCCTGTTCGAATCAGGCAATCCGGAAAATATTCATGATCAAGGCTCTTATAGTGTAGTGGTTATCACTCAGGACTTTGAATCCTGAAACCCGAGTTCGAGTCTCGGTAGGAGCTCTTTTTAAACGCCCGGTTAGCTCAGTCGGTAGAGCGCCAGCCTTTTAAGCTGGTGGTCGTGGGTTCAAGCCCCACATCGGGTGTATGGGCAGTAAGGGGACGCCCAACCCAAAGTCCCCCCACCCAAAAGTGGAAATGGAGAGACATAATCCCAAACCATAAAATGGAATATAAAATATTAATGTGCAAACATTAAAACTACGATCATTTATATGGTTATTAGCAAAAAGATGCCTCTGAGCGATTGACAAGCATTTGAGTTAAACGGTGTCTCACAGTTATAAGCGAAGGATACAGTAATCTCATATGATGATTATACGTAGTGGGGGCTTATAATAAAAAAATTAAACAATAACAAAGCGGGATGGCGCAGAGGTAGCGCGTTGGGCCCATAACCCAAAGGTCAGAAGATCGAAACTTTTTCCCGCTATGTATTATTGTAATAAAGTTGGTGTCTAGCGACCATAGGCATGATAGATATTATCAGTATAATGTTGTTACTATAATAAGTAATACACAATGTATAAATGAAAAATATCAAATCAAATGGGATCTGGTAAAAATCCAGATTATGCCCTTTTAGCTCAGTTGGTTAGAGCGTGCGGCTGTTAACCGCGAGGTCATAGGTTCGACCCCTATAGAGGGCGTAGTGGGGCTGTAGCTCCAACGCAACAATAATTACATATTTTCGTACAAAGATGTAATTAATTCAAATACTTAATTAAATTATTACGTATATATATATTTTTCTCACAATGTAATAAGATAAAGAATAATGGAGAGTCCATTTAGTACAGCAAATACATCATTTGTATTATATCTAGAACCAATTCGTATTAGTTTACAAAAAACATATCAAAATATTATAACAGTAAGTACAATTCCGGCAGGTCCATTATCAAATATGGTAAAACCGATGTCTTTTGAAAAATTATCACCATTTCAACAAACAGGTGCATTATTTAATGGTTTTGGTTGCACAAACGTGTTATTACGTTATCCAAAAGGAAATGCAAATGGGTTGTCGATAAAAAATCATGAAATATATATGACAAAGGATGATATACCATCAGTATTTTCATATTTACAGAGTAATGGATATACAGTAGATACAAATATGACAAAATTAATGTTTAAATCTCGAGTATCGATGGGTGGTGTTAGTGAAACCCGGTTATCGGGAGATAGACGTATGATATGTATGGTAACTTATACGGAATGATTATATAAAATGTATAATTGGTATATTTGAAAATATAAGTATATAGTAGGATATATATACTTATATATATAAAGAATGATAAACGTAATGAAAAACGTACTAGGTGTAAATAAAGATGATATAGAAAACCCGGAGAATCCGGTAAACAAAACATCTAAAAAATCCCGAGTATCTTCGCCAAAAACATTAAAATTTATGAACAGTGGCTCATATGGATGTGTATTTAGCCCGGGAATAAATTGTTCAACCAAACAATTAACCACAAAGAAATATATAACAAAGATACAAAATCGTCGAGAAACTTCATTAAATGAAACTGTTTTAGGTAAGATAATAAAAAAAATTCCTGAAAGTAGTCGTTATTTTGCACCAATATTAGAAAACTGCAGTGTAGATATAAGCGATATTAATGATGAAACAGAATTAAAAAAATGTAAAATATTAGATAGAAACGTGAAATTGCGAGAACAAAAGTACGAAACAAATAGAATACAATATGTAGGTAAATATACGTTAATGGAGTATTTAAAAAATGAAACAACAAAAATAGATAAAGCATCGTCGTATTTAAGTAAATTAATAAATTCTCATTTGACAATATTGAATGGTATATCAAAATTAAATAATGCAAATATAATACATTTTGATCTCAAAGAAAACAATGTAATGTGTCGTGATAAATCGGGACATCCAGTATTAATAGATTTTGGAATGTCAATAAATATAGAAAATATGGATACAGAAAATAATCCATTAAGTAAAACTTTTTTTACATCAGGTGTCAATTATAGTCCATGGTGCATAGAAATATGTTTAATAAATAAACTAATCTCAAATAGAGATACAGTAGGGTGGAGGGATGATAAACCGAATGTAGTTGATATAAAAGAAGTAGCAGATGAATATATAAAACAAAATAAGGGTATATTAGATATATTAACAGAAGAACAACGAACCGAATATAAAGTTGCGATAGATAAATATTTATCAAATATACTAGATGGTGGACTATTTAATATTCCAAATTGTGGTACAGTATATGATGAATTAACAAAAAATATAAAAAGTTGGGATAATTATAGTGCAGCAGTGATGTATTTATCGATGTTAAAAATACTAAATTTGTACCAATATAGATCAAGTATAGATTATTTTGACAAATATATAAATGAATTAATATCAATAATAATGTCTGTACCAGATACACGTCCAACCGCATCAATAACCATGATAGATTTAAAGCAAAAGGTGAAAGAAACTTCTCGAAAAGATAAGAATAAGTCTAGTATATTATTAAATAAAAATTTTAGTGATGCAGATAATTTGAAAGCACGAAATGAGAATATTGCATCAGCAAAAACGGTTTCGCAAAGGGAAGATAAAAAATTGTTGGAAGAAAAAGAAAAAATGTAATTATCAAATTATATATTTACAAAATATATAGTAAATATATAAATGCCTAATTCGAATTCACAATCATACAGAATAAGGAATGGTGAATGCCTTGAACGTAGCATAGATCAAAAACTAACTGATTATAGTAATAATAAAAGATATTGTAAAGAACAGGGTTTATCTCCTACAACTAGCAAAAACACTGCAAAAAATACCTATAGGAAAACACGAAAGGCAGATAAACAGGTTCAGAGAAGAGTTTCACAAAAAACAGTTCGTTTCAAATCAGCTAGTCCACATAGCAAGCAATCTGGTGGATTTAGAATAAAAAATAAAACAAAAACCAAAAAAATGAAGCGAACTAAGAGATGTGGTATAGCATAGAAATTTATATAATAAACCAATTATAAAATGTTATATAAGCCATTCCTATTTCAAAAATAACATCATAACCTAATATTAATAATGCATTAAAATGTGTAGGTTTTAATGTAATGTATTCTCCTTTATTATTTTTAATTTGAACTTCAATATTTCTAAAATTTTTACAGTAAGCTATAAATGTCCATATAGATGAAATATACAGCATACAGAATAACATAGAAGTTTGTCGTTGTAAATGATAAGGATTTTTGATCAAATTTTTAACATTATATATAGAAATTATTCCGATAATACCAAGAGAAGATGGTGTATTAATTTGTCTTTTTGATAAAACGCTACTATCGCTGTAAGGTTTTAAAGCCATTGTGCAAATTATAAATCCAATTAATG